CCTCAAGTCTTTCCAATTCGGTAAATGCAGGTATTTTTCTTCTGTTAGTTCCCTCAATAACTAACTCTCCTGTTGTATCTACATAAATTTTTGTTGCCATTTTCTTGTGTTTTTAAATTATTTTTATTTATTCCATACAAAGCTACCAAATAATCGAACAACTCCGTACCGTATTTTTATATCCCAATTTCTAAAACTCCATTTCTGAGTTCCTTTCATAGCCTTTGCCCATTTTAGCATCTCTTTATCTGCGAACTTTCGGTCATTCAATTTTGTTACATACAAAAAATCGTGAATCAAATAAGCAATATCATCATCGCCACTCTCTCGAATAATATTCTGTACCACCTGTGGAACACTCGCTAAATTCCACTTAAACCCTTTCGGGATAAAGATTGTATTTCCTGTAGATAACTCAACCCTAACATCTTCTAATAAAAAATATACCCCTCGCTCCCCAATAACTTTACTGCGCTTTACAGGGTTGTTCTTAATCGATTGCTCTCTTATATTTTTTAATGTGTATATCATATTATTACCAATTTTTTCTGCTTAATGCTGTTGAAAACGTATCTATTGCTGTGTGAAAATTTGCTATTTCTGTAGCGGTTAAACCGTTGTGCATTGCATTAAAACAATACGTGCCCCTATCTGAAGCACGCCCAACTGCACGCCCAACATCTAAATTTCCATTTGTAACTGTTCCTGTATTCGTTATTGTTTTTATCAAAACACTATCTTTCCAAGCAGTATTAGATGTTCCTATTCTGTTAATAGTAACAACCCCTTTACCTAATAAACCATCTACAGGACTTGCACCACAAAAAGAGCCAGAAAAAACACGCCCACCCGCTAAAGTAGAGCGTGATAAAATACTAAACTCAAGTGCAGCTGTAGAACCCATAATATATTGGTTTTGGTCTACTTTAACATAAGAACAAGCGGTCATCCCACCATCAATACTCGTCATACCATCTGTACTTGGGTTAAATTGTGTGTGGCCGCCATCATTATTTATATCATTTGTAGTATAGCCATTAGCATCGTGTGTAACACCACCATACCACGTAAGTCTAAAAGCAGCATCAGTATCTTGAGGGTCTTTTAAATTATATTTATGAGCGTCAGCAGTTCCTCCTACATAGGGATAAATAGCAAACATTTTAGTCCAAATATTAGCATTTTTTAAATCGATAACTAATTGATTAATCGCATTTCTTTGGGTTGGCTCTGTTATCCCCGCGTTTTCAACAAACAAACAAGCATCTGCATCTGATAATTCACAAATACCATCACTAATAGGTTGCTTTAAAAATCCATAAGGTATAATCATCTAACTAAAATTTAATGCCTCAACTCCATAATAATTTGTCCCATCGAAATAGAAAGTAATTATATCTGTTCCTGTCGTGGCTGTCGTTGTTAATGTTGGTGCTGTTCCCTCAATCCATTTTACCGATGCGGGAAAAGTTGCGGTTCTACTCCCTGTCCCATCTTGTGTTAATTTCAATATAAATGTACCCGCCTTTGATGGTGCTGTAAAAGTAAACACCTCATTAAAAGCCCCAAACTGAAAATTAAAGAAATTTCCTGTTTTCCAATCAATCGTAGTCGCTCCATCTCCTGTTGCCGATTGTGGTGTCCCTCCTACTGAATGTCCATTTAAATCTAATTCCCCACCTAATTGTGGTGTTGTGTCCTCAACTATATTTGAAATCTCATTTGTTACCCCCGTCTTAGATGAGTTCGTTGCAATAGCGGTTCTCTCTGTATCTGTGAGGATTTTTGTAGTCGCCCCCTCAACCATATTATCCATATCAAAAGCATCGCCTCCCACAGTATTTGGGTCATAGGTAGCTTTCAGCATATCTCCTATACCATCCCCCGCAATAACCAATTCCATAATGCTAAATTCATCCGTTGCGGTTTTCTGAATACGATATAAAGCCTTGTCGAGATAAGCCAATCCTACAGGGATTTTCGCTGTTACTGCCGAATAATCTATCGTGAATCCTGTACCATAAACAACCAACCAACAAACGCTCCCCAATTTCCAAGTTAAGGATGCGGGAATTGTTAATATTTTTGTGTTACCTGTTAATACAATAGTCGTGCTTTCATGTGCTGTAGCCAAACTAAAACTATCCGATGCCTCAATGTGCTTATTTGAAAAGAATGTTGAAGCATCCATTTTATTAGCGACAAACCCACCTAAACCATCGCTGACCGAAACAGGGATTTGTTCTGTACCATCTACTGAAACTCTTACAGGCAAACTATTGATTGTTTTAAACGAATCTAATTGCAACTGCATTTTATCTACCTGTTCCTGTAATTTTAATATTGACATTTTTATCTATATTTGCATTATGTTATACTTCTTTATTTTCTTACTTATACTCATTCGATTTTTCTTTTTTTCTAAATCTAAAAGCGATTACAAAATCACTAAAAGAGATGTTGAAATTCAAAACGAATTACTCTCAAACATTAAAGAAAACCACCTCAATAAAATTATTGAAAATGAGCTTTCAGGTTTAGGTGTTAAGTTACCACAGGATAAAAACCTGTAGCAATCCCAATATCAGGTTCACTCGCTTGACTAACTGATAAAACACCCAATTCATTAGACATACCAATTACACCTAAACTTGCCGACACTGTTGATAGTTGCCCTACGTGGGTTATATCAGCGGGTTCAATAGCGGTACACAACATATTATCTATGATAACAAACTCACTATCATTTAAAGCATCCATTACCTGTCCCGCATATTCACTTGGCAAGGGCTTAAAATATGTTTTATAAACTTTCATAGAATTATAATCAAGCTTTGTAATCAAATTATCCAATTTCTCAACTTGCATTTCTGAGTTTGAAACTCTTTTCATACCATTAAAATATGGTAGGTTTTTTAAATGGCTAATTCTTTCTTTCGTTACTGATTTAAATAATCCATTTGTTTCTGAATAAATTGTGTAATCAATTTCAGCATCACTATTTTCATTTCCATAAGCCATTATATGATATTTCCCATTCGTCAATTCATCGTCTGTTATCTGCTCAACAAAATCACTTATGTAAGTTCCTGAATATGGGAAATCGGGAATCAACGCATTTTCATAAGGCGACTGTCTATAATCAATCTGAACAAAAAACAATCTGCGATTCACATAAGTTGCCCCATCGAACCAATCTTTTATATTAGACATCTTAATGTCGAAATGAAAAACCTCATAAGGCAACGCAACGTGTGTCGATTCTATTACGGTACTTGCTTCGGGGTTATTTACATCAAATGAGGTTATCGCATAAGTAACGCCTCCATCCTCAATAATTTCAACGATTGTGCCCGCAATACCATTTATAACTATTTCTGTTCCTATTTGATAATAGGCGGGTAAATAATTATTAAAAACATGATTTCCTATTACGGTGTTCCCTGTTGCATCTGAATAAATATCGCCTGTATTAAAAGAAATCGCAATCCTATAAAATTCAGCATTCCAAGTCGTGATTCCCTCCAAATAAACTTTCCTCGAAATATTCGTTGTTTTCTGTACTACATCAATTTCTGAGAATTGCCACCCCGATTCGGCTCTACAATAATACACCCGCACCCTATGGTCATTATAACTACTTTTAAACTGTATTCTAAAAGTTTGGGATTCTGAATACACCTGAGCAAATCCCTCATAATTTATTTTTTCAGGAAACTCAGGAGTTAAGAAATTAAAATTATTAGCATTTAAAACACCCTCAGGCACAACCCTATTTGCAAACCGAACGCTATTTTTTCCACTTATATAAAAATAATCAGGAATATAGAAAGAGGTCGCATCGGGGCTTTCATCTACTGATACTGAAAACTCCATTGAACGTACACAAAAATACTTATCCCTTACATAAGCGATATAATCCCCTGACGTTAGAGATGTAAATACATTTGAACTTTGATAATTTGGAGCCTCTTCGCTAACTGATAACTCTAATATTGCATATTCATTCTCATCACTCCCTGTAAATGAATTATTATTTATTGTTGCTGTCCCCCCTATAGTGCTAACTATTACATCAACAGATTCCAACGTCAAAGCATTTGGGGGGTATCGATAATGAGTAACAAAACTTTCCCCATCAATTAACATTATTATCCTAATTACCCATTCATTTCTATAGCCCTCAAATGAAAAAGAGGCATCGTCAATATCTCCATTAAAAATTGTAACATCTCCTGTGCCCGGCACATATTGGTCTATTCTAATTGTGTTTATCAGGACATTAAAACTAAGGTCAACTTTTACCCTTGTACATTTATCTAAAGTGGATGCTGAATAGGTTTCTGTGGTTTCAATTATTACTTTCTGAGCATCCGTACTTATTACGGTTGTAATATTCGATGTAAGGTTGTGTGTTACATCAACAAAACTATCAAAATGAGTATTATCAAAATGCTCTATTTCTATAGTATATCCTACTATTGTGACGGTATATTCTAAAGCCCTATTATAATCTAAAGCAAAAGCATCATACCATAATTGTATTTGGTTATCAGGTGCTATAACAGGCGAAACAGATACCTCTTTGCTTTTACTCCTTGTGAGTTTAAAAGTTTCTATTACTCCTGTACCTGTGATGTCTATAGATTCATCTATTACTCCTGTACCGCTAAATGTTAATATTATTTTAGATGCCATATTTCTCTACTAATTCGGATTCAATTTTATCGTCTATTTTAAAACTATATACAAAACCGTATTCCATTATCCCTTTTTCATTTAAATAGGTTACTGTTTTATAATAATTTGCTTTTCCATTTTCTATTGCATTTATCTTACTTACTAAACTATGATTTACAAAAGCCCCACCTGAAATTGTATTTGATGTAAATATCGCATTTTCAAAAACAGAAAGCAAAACATTGTCGTTTTCTTGTAATAAATCCCCCCCGATTATTTGCGTTTTTAAAGCTACATTTCCAATAGTAGAAAGATATAATACACTTTTTCCATCATAAGCATTAAACATATATTCTTGTTTAAAATTCTTTCCATGACGTAATATGCAATTCATCGGGGTAAGCCTATAATTATACGCACTATTTATTGAATAAATCCCGCTTACTGTACTAAAATCTTCTTGCCACTCTCTTACTATATAAACCGAATTAACGAGGTTACAGTCCACTGCAAATAAGTCCTTGTCATATCTCGTGTCTGTATCAGGATATAAACTGTATTGTTTTCTATAACACAACTCTAATTCATTGGGGTCTGTCCTAAATTCATTTGTTGCCTCATAGGTATTATCTTGCCCAACTACAGGTAGCCCAAATGTATTTACTGTATTCATCGCCTGTAATCCAAAAACATCCTCATTTTCTCCTGATTTTTCATTACCTATTACAATTCTTGTATATATTTTATCTGTATTTATTGTTCTTGTTATGTCAGATAAAGTTCCTAATTCAATACTGATTTCATCATCAAAAAAATGTTCAATATCCTCAACCTCTATTGTAACAACCCCATTTTCGTTTTTAATCCCAAACGCTACAGGATTTAAAGTAAACAAAAACCTAAAAAGCATATCAAAAGAAACCGTTCCCAAAACTGCTTTTTCCTCATCAAAATAAATGTGCCTTGCTGTTTCTCCTGAAAACAAAACTATATCATTCCAATTCTCTGTAATATGGTCGCTCTTAAAAACAACATCGGGTGCCATAATCTCAATTACTCTTTCAAAAGCATTATAAAGAGTAATACAATCAACAAACCTTTCATCACTATTTTCAGGCTCAAAAAACGAATCCTCAGTTATTACAATTTGATTTTTTATTGGGTCAATAAATTTTGTTTCTCCGTTAAGATTTTGAGGCACATTATAAACTAAAGCCAAACATTCCCCATCGTCTAATTCAAATTCAATAGGCTCATTTCCTGTTGAATATTCTAATAATTGAATGCCTGTTCCCCCATCCCCATTTAAAACCTCTAATGTAAAAAGTTCTACAGGTGTAAAAGTTCCGTTTAATTCTTTAAATGATTTCTGTATCATTATATGGACAAATTGATTTGATGCTCCAACTGTTGACGGTGCAAACTGAAAATTAAAAGAAATATCAAACCCTAATTTAACTGTCTTAAGCCTATCATTATCTAAATAAAAAAACTGTTGAGCCTCAGGAAATGTTTTTGTAGTGTCGCCAGGATTATAACCAACAAAATATGTTTGGTCGGAATGTGGATAAGTATGCACAATTAATTCATCTGAACTCACAATTTTTGATAAAGGCAATGAGATATATGGAGTTAATGCGGGAATCCCATGATTTTCATCATAAGGCTCTCTTACATCCATTTCACTACGCAAAAATATCTCTCTATGCTTAAACAACATCGTGTCGGGTACGAGTTCCGAAATAGCCTCATCATTTATTGATGTACTTCTATTTAACTCATATTTCTCATTCGCATTTGCCCTTAAGATATTATCAAATGAATTATCTGTATAACTTACTGTGGCTGTAATTTTCTCAACGTGTAGTGTCGCTATATCTACATACCCTGTTGTAACAACCTCATAGGTGTTATATATCTTTTTCTCTACTTTGATTTGGCAATCAGCATCAACGCCCTTTGTGTTTCTTAAATCAATTAAAAACTGTCTTTCTGTTTTTACAAATTGTAAATTCTGAGTAATATTTAAAACGATTCCATCCGATGTTTTACTTCTTTCTATATCCTGAGTAACGACATCCCACCCGATAGGCGCATATTGGAATATATGCTCTGTATCAGGAGTGATAAAGGTAAACCTCATTGTCTGTGTTCCTGAATTACTCATATTTTATTTGCTCGATTTAAAATATACATTTCCGTTGCGAATTTCTTATAATTAAAATTCTCTGCCTTATAAGGTTTTAATCCCTGATATCCTTTTGCTATCTGTTTTGAAATCTCATTACTAATATTAATATCAAATGATTTTCCCGCCTGTACATCTGTCATTAATCCTTTTTCATTCTCTACAGATAAAGCCATCGCAGAACGCATAATTGCCTCTTTTGGGGTAAACGTTCCCGCTTGATGTACCTTATCCCCCTTATCCATATCAATCACAGTATTTCTATTATTAAACATTTCTAAACGTCCTGATTTTCTCTCAACAATTTCTTTATAATTTACACCTACAGCATCATTAATTAAAGCGAATCCCTCGTGCGTTCCTGATAAATGCCCCTCTTTAAATGCGGGCATTTTCTGAGATTTAATAACACCTATTTCAACTGCTGTTAATCCTGTCATTATTGCCGCACCTACAATCCCCGCGGGCCACCCAAGTTCCGCAAATGTTCTTACTACTGCGGACGCTCCATTTACTAAAGCCATAACAACCGCCAAATCTTGGTCTTGCTTAAATTGTTTTTCTTTTAATTTCCTCTTTTTCTCATCAAATTGGGTTTCAATTAACAATCGCTGATTCTCTGTTAACTCCTCACTATCTAAAATTTGGTTTCTCTGAGCCTCTAATTTATTTAATTCAGCACTATGTCTTTGCGCCTGTGCATTTGCCATAAATGATAAAGAGGCAACCAACGCATTTTCAACAATATTTATAGCCTGTAATTGTTTCGCAAGTTTAAATTCCTCATCACTCTTAAAATCTTCTTTCTTTAAAGTTAAATAATCATTGAAATTCCCTAAATCAATACCATAAAGACTTTTTAACCTATCGAAAGAACTTTGTATCATATCATACTCTCTGTCCTTTGCATTCTTAAGCATCCTTTCTTTTGTGAGTAAAAATTCCTCATAATCTGCCAATTCCTCATCCCCATCAATATCAACAAAACCAAATTCAAAATCAAAAGGAGTTGCATTTATAACATCATTGATATCTATGTCTTTTAACTCATCTCCTAATTCTAAAAACCTCTCATAAGAACCATTTAAAGTGTCTATTCTATGCTGAACAGCAGAAATTGCTCTTTCAAATATTTGGAATGATTCCTTTGTGTTTGCGGTTTCATTTTGTAATTTTTTTAATTTCGTAATCTGAGCCTGTAATGCTTTTACCGTTCCCTGAATTACAGCATCAGCATCCTCTTTTTTAACCTCTTTTTGTTCCGTTATTAAAGATTTTATTTTATCAGTCAATTCATCATATAATTTTGCTGATTCATTCAATCCCACATTTAATTTTGCCCACTTAGGCGAACCCTTTTCATATTCTTGCATTTGGTTTGCAAATTGAATCGTGGTTTGTTTTACAGCCTCTCTTTCATTTTCTAATAAAGCGATTGTTTCATTAATAGCATTTTTTCTAATCTCCTGTATCTTTTCCTCATCCTTAGTTTCTGCTATTTGTGCCTTTGCCTTTTCTTTAATTTTATCAATCTCGTCCTGTATTCTTTTATTTGAAATTTCCCTACGTTTTTCAGCACTCTCTTTCCCCTCCTCGATTGCTTTATTTAAATTCCTCTGAGCCTTTGCCGCCGAATTTGCCCCCTCGCCAAAAGCGACAAATAAAGCTACCGCAGAAACCAATAAACCGATTAATGCACCTATAGGATTTGATTTTGAAGCGACATTAAAAAGCCTCATTGCCTTTGTTGCTTTTCCTAATCCCCCCGCAAGAGCAATTTTCGCTAACCTCAATCCTGTAACCAATCCGATATAAGCCCTCGTACCTACAGAAATAGCGATTAATGTTCCTTTATAGATTAACCAAGCCTTAATTGCTTTTTTTACAAAATCAATTACTTTTTCTAAATTTTGGGCAAGTGATTGAAATCCTTTTTTTAATTTATCCCCTATTCCATTAGCTTCATTTTCTCTTAATATAACACCTTGCCAAGCAGAATTTAAAAGAGCCAAAGCCCCTGAAAGTGTATCAAGCTCTTTCTCTGCCATTTCCTTTGCTGTCCCCCTTGCATTTTGCAAAGCAACATCTAATTCATCAATCCTTTCAGTATTGTCTGCTATTACTAAAGCAGATACTGCCGCCCTTTTACCAAATATCTTATTAGCTGTAGTTAATTTATCTGTGCTTTTTCTAATTTTTTCGAGAGCCTTTTCATAATCAATACCTCTCTTTGCACTTTCAATAAAAATGTTTCTTAAGGATGTCGCCCCTGTAGATGTTTCGATTCCCGCATCTGACAATTTCCCCAACGTAGCCACAACTTTCGTGAATGGTACATTTAAAGCATTTGCCGCCCCCAATACAATCGGCAATCCTGTTGATAATTTCTCAAAAGTCAATGCACTTTTTGCGGTTGCTAAAGACATTACGTCCATTATTTCAGGTGCATCTATTGCTGAAAATTCCGCCATCGAATTAACAACTGCCCCCGTCAATTCTGCTGTTTCTGCTAACTGAGAGTTCATCGCAATAGAACCCTCTATAGTTGATTCTGTTAAGGCTATAATCTGCTCCTGTGAGAACCCTAAACGAGCATAAGCAATTTGTAACCCCACAACCTCATTTGCTGTCTTAACCGTAATCGCCCCCAATCTTTCAGAATCGGTTTTAAGGTCTTTAATTTCCTCTTGTGTTTTCTGTAATATTCCTGAAAGAGTTGCATTCGCTTTTCCATAATCGATTATTGTACGAATACCATTTCTCATTAACTGAGCAAATATCATCGCCCCTCCCATTAATCCAAACGCACCCGCTAAACTTCTCAACGTGCCACCTAAACCACCTAATGCACTTCTGTAATTTCCGACATTTCTCTGTGATTGACCTACAGCCCTGTCAACCCTTTTTAACGAAGCATCTAACTTTCTTGTCTGAGTAATTAATCTTTCCTTTTCCTTTCTCTCAGCAACAGATAATTTTATCCCCATCTGCTGTTTTGTTGCCAAATCTTTATATCTATTTCTTAACAAAATTAACTTAGCACTCTGCTGAGAATATGCGGTTGCTAATTTATCGGATGCCCGATGTTGTAATTTTAATTGTTGAGTTAATAATCTTTTATTTTCCCTTTCCTCAATAGTTAACTTATTATTTGTTTTACGGACTGTGTTTAATTTTTTTATTTGGTCTTGTAATTTTTTATTTACATCAGCCTGTTTTTTTAAAGATTCATTTAACTTATCAATAAGGGTCTTATTCTTTACTAATTCATCATTAACCTTTTTAGGACCTGTAAACTGAAAACTATCTTTCGCCCCTCTTGCTTTTTCTGAGATGCTAACTATCTTTTTTTCTGTTTTCCCTAATTCAACACGTAGCTTTTTTGCTACCGCCAATATTTCAGAAATCGCCCTTAGTTGTTCATTTGCCATTTTAATCGTGCATTATAAATTTTACTCGCTCTTTTTCCTAATTCGAGCCACTCTCTTGCTGATATTTTTTTTATGTCTATATGATTCTTTTCAAGCAACCCCTCTAAAGCCACTTTTCTCGTAATCAAATCCATAGGCTCACTTTCTGTAGTAAGTTCCTTAAGTGATTCCAATTTGCGCTCATATCTCGTTTTCCAACCCCTTTGAATCCTTAACATTTCTTTTAACTGAGAATCAAAATCTTTTTCAACATCAAATGGCATATCCCATAAATGTAATTCTGTGATTATAGGTTCGGGATTATTACTATCTAAACTACAAAGAGTTTCTAAAAGAGAATCAACAATTATCTGTCTTAATTCTAATCTTGAAACCTCAACCTGTAATTCATAAAAATCTAAAGAATCTCTGTTACCATCAATCTCACAATACTCATTTAGCATCTCATAAAACAATTCCCCCGCATTGTTAGGGGGTTTTACTTCATTATACCCATCAAAGCCGACCATTAACCAACGATAATCGCCCTCCTTATGTATCACATCAAAATTATAAATAGGGATGTCTGAGCAATTTCTATATGTTATATTTTTATATTTTTTAGAAGCCATTCCGCAAGTTTAGGTAACAATATTTCATCATTTAAAATGTTACTATTTTCCTTAGTTAATCCGAATATATCTTGGCTAACGCCATATTTTTTAACTAAGTATTTGGTGTATTCAGCACTTGATGAGAACTCAAGTTGCCTGTTCTTAGCAGAAAGGAAAAATTCATCATAGAATTTCCCTGTAAGTTTAAGGTCGGGAGTTCCAATCCCCGCCAATGGATTCAATCGATTCTTTGCCCTTGCGTATCGTACTCGTGAGTACTTGGGAATCAATTTTTGACCTTTTACACCTTTTCCCAAAAGAAGTTGTCCTTTGGTATTTAATTCAATAATTTCTTTTTGGTTTTGAGCGATTATTCTGTATGCCTCATTCTCAGCCCCTTTCTCAATCGTGTTGAGTTGTTTGTGATATTTCTTTAATACTGCCACCTTTTAAAAAAGCCCCATCCTAAAACAGGGCTTTGTTATTTTTATGCTGTCGCAGTCGCTGTTGCAGTTGCTGATTGATATAAATCAGGCGATAATAGATATACATCTCTATTATTGCTATTATCATAAATCTCAGTCGTTTCAACTTCTCCTGTAGCTATTGCCGCCACAGTCAAAACGTATGTGCCCGCTGTAACAGAATCATCTCCCGCAGTCGGTTGTTCTGCAACCCCATCCGATAATCTAAGGAATGCCCCAAAAGGTAATCCTGAAACCACCGTTTTCATATCCTTTAAAGTTACCTTTATTGTGATAATTGTGTCTGTATTTGATGGAGTATTTACATAAGTAATTACTGCCTCATTTATTCCCTCAACCTTTAATGGGTTGAAAGATAAATTAGCTTTTTCAATGAATAAAAAGCCTGAATCAAATTCATCTCTGTCTAAGAACTGAAACATTAATCCCTCTTTTTGTCCTGATTGAGTTGTTCCAACTTGCAATTTAGCGGGTTGAATCATCCCTGTATCAAATCCTGTAAGACCTAATGCTGTGTCCTTTGCTCCTAAAATATCCCCCTTAGAGGTTACTATCGCAAAATTCCAATTTCCGAATCCTTTAATGGTATGTAAAGCTGTATTGAAATCCAAGCCATTTGTAAACGTAGCCAAGAAAGCATATTTTCCCTCTGTGGTTACGATTTTAGTCGTGTCGTCCAATGTTTCAATCGCATCTTCATCTCCGTTTTCCTCAAAGGTATTTACTCCCTGAAAAACTATCAATTTCCCTTGCGCTTGTAACAACTGTACAGCAGTCAAATCAAATGTACCATCCACAAGAAACGAACTGCCTGGCGCAAACGCCCATAATGCTCTCGCTGACGTTAATTGCTTAATACACCCTTTCTTTGAATTTGTTCCTAATACAGCACCAACTCCACAAGAACCTAAATTTGTTAATTCTCTAATTGTGCTCATTTATATAAATTTTAATGATTTATAACTTAACACCTCTGCCTCAGTCAATAAATATTCAACCCCTCTTTTCAGAACTCTTTTTGGTGAGCCATCTTTTTTGGAGCCGATATTTTTATCAACTAAAGAAACGTGTTTTGTTTTTTTATTTTTATTATCGTTTGTTGCCATTTTTAACAATTTTGTGTTAAATAATATCCTACTGTTCCATTAACGGAAAATATATGAAAAGGTTGCATATCATCAAATTTAATCTTACTTATATCAAATCCTAAAAATACGTTTTCAATTCCTATTTCAATTCCATTAATATCAAATGCGACATCAACATCTTTCTGTATTGATGATACTGCTATTTTCTGAGCCTCAGCATCCGCCCTATTTGGTGTATCTAATTTTAAAAGGTCAAATATAAAAACCACTTTTAAAGGGGCTGTAAAATAACTGCCATCCTCTGTTTCATGATTTTCTCCTACTATGAAATAAAAAACAACCTCTTTTTTGTTGTCTAAATACATTTCCTCATAAGATTTTTTACTTTCATTCCACCATTCAGGTGTAGCGCCTCCCTCAGCCGAATCATTTTTGTAAACCCTACCATAACCATCAACGTTATCTAAAAACCTGATTAAACTGCCATATAAATCCTCCTGAAAGGATTTTAAAGTAGCATCTATGCCTAAAGTATTTGTTGATAAGTTATTCATTTCTAAATTGAGCCTGTTTCTATGATTATATCATTACTATCACTTCCCAATAATTGAGAATCGAAAGAACGTTTTATTGCATTACTTGCTTTTCTTTTACTATGAATATACCTACGCACAACACTATCAATCTCTAAATTTTTTAATTCAGCAATTAATAATTCTTTGTCCATTTGTACCCTCTGTTCCCTTGAACTTACATTATTTGAATTATGTAAAAACATTTGAAATACGAAATATTCAAAAGTCGCCCTTACATAATAACCTAAATCAACTAAGTTATTTTCAATGTATTGTTTACCATCAAAAAAAGCAGATATATTAATCCCAATCCCATTGCCCTGATAAGTTTTATCATAAGCCGAACTTTCGGGCGTTGCTCCTGTACCGTTTGCCAAATAAACAGTAAATCCATTAAATTGTAATGGGTCGATTGAGCCATCCCCTATTAGCATATCTGCCCCTCCATCAATAGCAATTATCCATTTTCCTTTTCCTATTAGTGTTTCATCAACTGATACAAAGTTCAGCCCTCCATTTACAGGGGCTATTTGAACGGTTTTTTTGAGGATTCCCTTATTAATGATATAAACATTAATAGGCGTTGTCCCTGTTTTTTGTATAGATATTTGATTAATCCTAAAAGAAACATAATCAGAGCCTTTCGGTTCTAATATCCAAGCTGAATAATCACTCGGTAATGTAAAAGAGTTATCGCCATCCTCATATAAATATTGATTCTCAACAAGTCTTTTAGTGAGATTCAAATCAGAATACACTCGCTCCTGTACGTTAGCTAACAAATTTTTAATTCTTAAAGAATCGATATTTGTTTCAAGCCAATATGTCGTAGCTGTTGCGGGATTTTGATTAAGATTTGATGCAAGTATTGATTGATATATTTTTCCTCCTACTGTAACCACATCCGAATAATTTCGAGAATCTAAATACTTGGCGTATGTAGTCCCTGAGTTCCAATCTTCAAATGTAATCGTAATATTAGGTAAGAACCTCAAAAGATTATCTATCGTAATCGATGGATGCACCCCGCTATTAAGATATAACCCCGAATCGGGTATCTCTCTAAGCTGTGTGTCTAATACTGTCTGTGAAGTATAATCTTCTGAAATTCCTAATATCATTTAAAATATTATTTAAAAAGTTATTTTAAGCCTCCGATGCCCATATTCCGACACCTCCTGTAATATACCAACCATCAACACCATCGCCCGTTAATTCAATCCAATCTCCTCGATTAGCTGTGGCTTTAGTGTTTATAATATCTTTATCATCTACGCCTCCTGAAACACTATCAGCAGTTGCATTTGCAACCGTTCCGATAATTTTATCATTTGCGTTTGGCGAAAGGGTAATTATATTATTACCATCTGCCCCAACATTTCTAAAACGGAAAGTCGCTCCATCTACCGTTGCGGGTAAAGTAACCACTAACGCATCTGTTCCAATATTAAACTCTTTTCCCGAATCCTCTAAAACCAAAGTTTTATTTGCGGTTAAAGTTTCAACATATTTCGCAAGTCCGCCCTCTTGAAAAGGGATTCGTGAACCATCTGCTCTTAATTTAAAAAACATATCTTTTTAGTTTATGAAGTTTTTCCTGAAATTTTGATTATATCATTTGGTCGTGTAGCGATTGCAGAATTATATCTGTAAACTACATAGAAACGAGTCCAAATAGCCATTTCCTCAAAGTGTGTCATTTTCAAATTAGAATCTGTTCCACTTGTGATTAAACTTGTAGCTTCCGTTGCTTCACTATTTGTATAGATATTAGCCCGAAGTCTTGTGAAAGGAATCTCAACATCTGAGATACCCCATTTTTTACCTCCTACTTCCGAACCATTTCGGAAATCATAAGGGAAATTTTCAAACATTCCGATTGAGCCATCTCTTAAGAAATACCCATTAAAAATGTCAGAACCCGCAGAAACTGCATCTGTCTCATGTATTCTATCTAATGGTAAGAATCCTAAATTTTGGATGTTCTTGTCATTATTAGCCCCATACTTTAAAGATTCGGCAATTTGTGCCGCCATCCCCGCTCTCGATGAAATCAATCGATACATCCCATCTAAATCATTCGCTGACATCAACGCCTGTAGGTTGTAAAACATTGTTTCCTTTTGAGCCGCTTTAGATACCTCTAAAACGTCAGGAGTTGCATTAAAAGTAAAAGTTCCATCCCCTTGAGATACCTGAGTGGTATGATTTAAGGCTTGTGTTTTTCTACTCTCTAAAACAGTTGATAAAATACTCTCGATTTCTTGCCCCATTTTGTGAGCAACATTTCGCATAACTTGCTCAACAGCAAATTTCTCATCGACCATATTATTAGCATAAGCCGATTTTGTGTGTCTAAATCCTGAAAAGACATCATACGCCGTAAAGCTATACTTATCTGTTTCAGGTAGATTATCAGGGATAAAATTAAAGCCTGGCGTTTGAACAACCGTTACGCTTTGGTCTTTTATCACAGGAATCTCTACATTTCTAAGGCTTGAAGCCTCTCGAAATGCCTGTACTGCACTTGGCGGAACGTAATCAACAGCGGGTGTACTATCAGCAACAGCGTCCACAACCCCTAAAGGTGGGAAACGTTTCTCATTGGTAGCATCCGATACCTGTAAATCATTCCAAAGTGTTGAATTAATAAAACTCATTTTTTAAATAATTTTTTAGTTAATGATTTGCAAGTCTTTTTGCTTTTTTTAAATTTCTATACATTCGCTTTTTTTATTTCCTCAGCGATTTTTAAGTTCATTATTTTGAACTCTTTTGCATATTCAGGTGAGGTATTGTCGATTCCTTTTTCTGCTAAATATTCTCTTATTAGCTTTGATTTTTCCTCCGTAGAGGCTTTCTCAGGTATCTTAAAAGGTATCTCAGTCAAATCCATAAAGTCTTTTGGCTCTCCACTTGGGCCTGTCTGTTGCCTACCTTTTTTTAATGCTTTTAAAACTTCATTCCCCTCAACTAATTCGGATAATTTTTTCTGAGAATGAATATTTTCTTTTGATATCGCCATTGCCTCATTATCGACAATTTTAATATCATAATCTTTTAATATATCTGAAACGAAAGATTCCCACTTTGCTTTAGCCTCATACTCATTTACAGTATCGGCAAATCTCGGTTTAACTTTCCCTAATGCTACTGATAAATTTAAAGCATCAAAAGATTTTGTTAACTCTGCATTCTTTACATCTAATCCTTTTAATGGCTCTAATACAGCTAACTTTTGTAAAAGCCCATCATTCGCTGTAGACAGTTCCTCATTTTTAGTTTTCAACTCATCATCGCCTTTGAAATTCTGAATTTTTAAATCATATTCAGCCTTTGAATCACTTAAACTTTTCTCATGGCTTATAAAATGAGAATCCGATATACGTTTGATATAATCGCCCACTTTCTCGCCTTGCTCTCTCTCTACAGATGAGCCCATTTTTGTTTTCACATATTCCGATGCTCCTGATAAAATGCGTTCTGCATTCTCATTCGCTTTTCCATCCCAACCCTTTTTCAATTCCGCTTCATTATCTCCTGTTGCGGTTTGGATTGCTGTAACTTGTTCTGCTGACAAATTATTCTTTTCAATAAATTCTGCTGTTAATTCCATAGTCTTTTATGTTTAATTTTTAATTATTTTTTTTAGTTAGAACCCTCAGCAAGTTCATTAATCTTAGCAACAAAATCATCAACATTAGTTAATTTTAATTTTGCAATTTCAGGGAATTTAGCCTCTAATCCCTCTAAGGAATAATGCGATAATTCTATGTTGGTATTGTGATCAATTTTATCAGCACCATTTCCTTTTAATCCCTCAATTTCTTTTTTAAGTTCGATAACTTCTTTTTGAGATTCGCTCAAAGGCTGTTCCTTAATTTCTAAATGTGAAGCCTCTTTTACCTCTGCACTAATGTTATCAGGTATTTTAACTTCTTTACCTTTTTCATTAAACACTTTTTCAACCTCTACTAAACAAAATCCATTTGCTAATAAATGTTTTAAGAAATTGTGCCATTCTCTTGACAAGTAAGTCAATTTTACTAACTGATTTACATTTTTTACTTTTCCATCTCTCGAGTAATTCATTTCAGTTCCTCGATAAACTCTCAGGTGTACTATTCTTTTAGTCGCCATTTTCTTGTGGTTTTAAATTATTACTATTTATTAATTCCAAAAGTAAGTTATTAATTATAATTAACTTCTCGCTTTCAGGTGTTTCTGTTTCAATCCAAAAAACAACAATATTTCCGTATCGAGCCTCAAACAATGAAACCCAATAATCAAACCTTGTTTGTAATTGAAAGACCTCATCGGCTACCGCCTGATTATCTATTGCTTTTGTAAAATCCTCATCACTCACATAAGGCAATATTTTATACAATATTGTTTCCCTCGTGGCTTTCTCCTTATTAAACTTATTTCTGCTCTGTGCTAATCGGTTTAAAATACCTCGCCTCTCTATTCCGTTAGGTGCCACTTTAAACATCTCATATAATTCTTGCTGACTTTCTAAAAAGAAATCCGAACCATAAAACACATCAACAATAACATTATTAAAACCATACTTTAATGCCAATAGCTTATAATCCGATGCTGTTCTAATTTTTGAAAGTGAAATTGATAATCCTCTTAAAACATCTTCTTTAGTCACAAAAGATTTTGATACCTGTAATTCATTTTTAGCACTCTCATTCGCCTCTACATAATCCCCAAGCACCGAACTAATAATGTCGCTTTCAATCGCCTTTACTCGATTATTTAAATATGTTAAAGATTCTACAGGTAGATAGAAGAAATTTAAAAAATTCTTTGCCAAATCAACATCGAAAGAGCCATCATTCAATCTGTTTGCCGGCACTTTAATAATTGTCCCCGCCTGTAATGGCGATTTCCCACCCTGAATTGTTTTTTTATCCTCAGGGCTTTGTCCCTTAATTGAATTTAAAGCCATTGGCTCTTTTATATCAGGATTGTTTATTTTATTCTTTTCAGCGGTTTTAATTTGAGTAGTAATCGGTAACGCCCCATTAGGCTCAACCATTCTTTGTAAGGTCTTAAGGAAAGTATATTCCTCTAATTGTTCCCTCACATAACTAAAGATGGATTTCCTTACAATATCATCATTAGAAAAAGCCTCATCGCTTATATAATCTGCGGGGCACATCCCTAAATCGTGGGGGTATTCAACTATGTTTTTAAAATTCTTATCACAGGATAAATACTTATCCTTATCCATATATACATATCCCAAAATCCTTTTCCCATCAACCACTATTTCAGCAGAATATGCGATTTGATGGATGATATTATCTTTTGAATATAAAGACACCACATTTTTGATATCTACGATTCTGCGATAAGCCTGATTCGGCTCACTAAGGTCGTGAATCATTATTGCATTATGATTGAATAAAAGAGCCTTAAACAGCTTTTCATTAATCTCTTTTTCTATTTCTTCAGGTCGCTCAACTACAGAGCCGAAAAGATTATATTTAAAATATGAATCGTCCGAAAAGAACACCCTACTAAGTGGGCTTAATATTTTATTATTGATAAGTTTTGATGCGGGGTTTGGATTCCTATAATACTTTATAAAACTTAAGAAATTGTCTGTTTTAAATATACTCTTTACCCAATTAAAGAAATAATCATTTCCTCTATAATTTTTTTCCTCCCAAGCCTTAATGTATTCCTTAGTTACTTCTCCCTGAATTTTTGATTGTGTGAAATATGAGATTTGATTTTGTTGGTCTAAAGCATCACTTAACGAGGCACTACCTACTTTCGATTTGATAAAATCTACTGACAATGTTTTTGAGATTTGTGCGAAAGTCCTTTTTACGCTGTTTGTATTTACATAAAGCACAAAGCTACATAAAAATATCTGTATAAACAAAAAGAGCATTATTTCTAATGCTCTTTCAGATATTAACCTAAATAAATTTTTATTATGATTTATGCAATCTGTCTACCTGACATCCCGCCCGATGTGCCATTGGCAACTATCTTTAGGATGCTATCGTCTTTTAAAAGGTTTGTTTTTTGTTCTGTTACGAAGTTCCTATCTGAGATTTTTATCTCCTTTTGGCTTAATGCTTTTTGGATTTTATATTCGATTGCTACATTTATAGCCTGAATACTAATCACAGAAACATCATTCTGCATTACATTTTCTATATCATCATTTCCGATATCTACATCTTGCCCGATAGGGAAAGCAGATAAAGAAAATAACAACATACATAAAATTAAAATTGATTTTTTCATAAGGTTTTCATTTTCGATTTTTAAATCATTATTCAAATGTAGTGAATTTATTTTAAACCTAACAACTCAGGGTTTTCATTAATGTTTCCTATTACTTCACAACTATATTTTTCAGGCTGAAATTTAGATATAACATCAAACAATCTTTTCTCATAAAGACCATTATAACCGCTAATCTTACAATTAATCCAATAAGAACCATTTTTAAAATAAACATCTCCTTTAATTTTATCCCTAACCATGTTATTACCATAAGTAACGGAATGAATTACAATATCCCCCTTATATATCTCAACTCCGTTTTTGTCTTTAAGTCCTGTGTATTGTTCTAATATCATTTCAGGGAATAGCTGACCATAATACCCCTGAACTAATCCTGTTTTAATTCTAAAACAATAATCCTCATCTTGATAACATTTTGATTCAATATCCCACGCTCTAAATTTTATTTCTTTCATAATCTCATCTTTTATTTATATTCAAATCAATCTTTCGTTTATCATTTCTCCTATACTCAATCCATCCTGTTATAGGATTCCATCGTCCTGTCCAAAAATTCACAGGACATGGATAAGATTCTGTTGATGATTTTGTTGCTCTAATTTTGTTTGTGCTCATAACTTTATTTTATAACTATTAATTTTCCCATTTTAATAAATGATTTTATTCTCTTTTCATTCCCCTTTTCAATCGCCTCTAATATAAGATATTCATATCTGTAATTTTCAGGAATCAAAAAGATTCTCTTTGCGGGTTTAAAGCAAGTTCCATTTTTCATATATCTGTTGTTTAAAGAATAATAAATTTTCAAATGAAAACTTCGTCCTATACTTTCCAACTATATCGGCAGTCCTGTTTAAATCGGTCCTACTCTTACAATTCCTGACTATCGTTCTAATCTCTGAGGGCTTATACATAACTAATTAAATCCATTATAATCAATTTCTTGTTGCCAAAAATGGTCTTTAGGCGATGCTGTTCCTCTCGGCTCATCTTCTATAATTATTTCAGCATATTCAGGATGCCGAATAATTTCAATTATATTTTTGATATCTACAATTTTACAAAGTTTCTCTATTTCATCAATCCTTTTTTTTGGGATATCATAATGGTTCTTATGAAACCAACATTTTTTAATATCCAATTCCTCAGCCATCCTATGTAAATTTTCAATAGAATACGGTACGCATATTAAATGCCTCTTTTCGTCTGTTACATAAATTAATTTCATACTTAAAATATTTCTAATTGGTCGCCAATCTGAGGCTCAAATCCTTTTAACTCCTTTTGATAATAATTTACGTGTCCCTGTAATATCGGGCAAATTACTAAATAAAATTCTGCATCATATCCCATCTTAATATCATAATCGCTGAGAGCATCATTTCCCTTTTCCTTAACCTCATTTAACCTATCTAAAGAATGTTGTAAATCTTTCTTTACATCCTCGATTTTACGCTTTTTCATAACGCCTTATCGATTGCTTTCATTAATCTTCCGTGCATAAAAGATTCTTTTTTAGTCCAACCTTTCCTTGCCCTCTCATCCCTTAATATAGAAACCTCATTTATTAAAGCCTCTAATAACTCAGGTGCCGATGCTATTAATTTAGCATCTGCCTGATTTCTTACACTTTCGCAAATCAAAAGCCCCCCATAATAATCAACCTCACTATGCCCCATCGCTTTATCCTTGTCATTAATTTGTTTTAAGTTATCTGAGATTACAACCCCTATATGTTCTCCTATACTCCAATTCCCTTTTGTTCCTTTAAAATTTTCCATCCTTATCGATTTTAAGCCTTATTTCTATAGACTTTATTATTATTATATAATTTACTACTAACTTCTATTTCTCCATAGCGAGAGGTCTTAATTTCAATCCCTAAACGCTCATTTATAATATCCCTCTTTGTCATTTCCTTTGGACTTAAGAAATTAATAATTACAACTGTGAGAATCGGTAATAAAGCAGATATAATTAATATCCATTTTACAACCCCTGTTTCTAAGGTATCTGCCCCCGCATAAGCGACAATCATTAAAACTATTAATGCTATTAATCCTCGTCTTTCTGTACTTGTGATTTTAAAGTTTTTCATAATATTTATTTTAAATTATTTCTATTAAGTGCCTATACAAATTGAACACTTTTTTTTGTTTCCGTATTATAAATATACAGCCCTCTTCCCGAATCATTTAATGTGTCTGTATGGGATAACATTTTTTTAAATGTCTCGGTTTCCTTTATTATTTTTAAATCGCTATTTAATAATTGATATTTCATATCTAATTTAATTTTGTTTTTCTATTTCTAAACATTCTCTGTATCTCATCGTATGTGATTCCATAAGGCTCAAGAACCTCAAATGTTCTTGCTATATCTCCATCATACCAAGCCTCATGATTCCCTAATTCTCTGAGGATAATTTTTTCTTTTCCATTCTCTTTTAAATCCTGAGCCATTCCCTCTTTTTGAATCTTGTCTAATCCATTGATTAAGGTTTCAACATATTCTTTATTGGTAAGCATCCCGCCTCCCATATTAACATACTCCACATTCTGTTTTTTCCCCTCATTAAACTGCTCCTTTGAGAAAGCAAAGAAAGTCCCTGTAAGGTTAAATAATTCCGTTTGTTTGTCCTGAATGTAATCTTGTAAATATTTCATAATTGCTATAGTTTTTAAAGGTTATCTATATCCATTTTCCGCAAATCTTATTTGCTCATCTTGACGTTTATCATCTTCCCATGATTGAATAGCTTTATTTATCCATCTTGGTGCGAACTCCCATGTTGGCTCAATTATTACATTGTTCCCATTACATTCTGTGCATACTTGGTCAAATGCTCCACCCTGATACGCTTCCATTGAATCATAATCTCCATCCTCTCGAATATCATCCAACATTAAATTCTCATCTAAATCATTTCTAAAATGAGAACCTGTACCATTACAAGTTGGACAAACTATTCTTTTCGCATCTAATAAAATTCCATTAGTGCCTGAATTTTCAAAATTATAATTTTCATTGTACTCAAAAGATTCGTGATAAAATAAAGTTTTCATATTGCTATAGTTTAAAAATTAATGATTTGATTAAATCTCACTACATAAAGAGAGATATTGATAATTGTTTGATAGTTTGCTAAAACCTCTAAGATTGTTTGTTTTAGACTGATTAAGATAATTAATGATTTCATTTTGCTATATTTTTGTTTGATTGCTACGTTAAATATAACACTTTTATTTCATACTATAAAGAAAAATCTTTATAAATATGTAATTATTTTATAACATTAATATTATCATTATTTAAAACATCCCTTATTTAACGATTATCTATTTTGATTAAATACTCTGCCAAATCAATTTATTTCTTTTATTAATATACTTTTATAATAGAATGATATTTCTCTCTTAAACACCCTTTATTTATGCTTAGTGAATCTCAAAATAATTCTATCTGCTCCCCTGTATTCTTAAGGGCATTTATTTTGAATTTCCAAAAATCCCGATATTGTTTTCTTGACTTAACATGAATCTTTTTTATTTCATCATTCCAACTATCGGTAATCTTTTCAGAAATCGCTTTCTGTAGATTCATTTCAGCAGATTCTAAACTCTTTTTATAAATATCAATCAAAGCCATTTTCCTCTTTTTTTACTACCTGAAATGTATTATCAAAAGGAACGAATGTTCCTCTTTTTGGTCTATCTGTATCTGTGTTCCAACAATCATAAATCCAACCGCTCGGCACTCTCATAATAACCATCCCAAAATCTGTTGTAATACTCTCGTGTAATCCTAAATTATAAATTGTTTTTTTCATATCTATTTATTTAATTTATTTTATAATCTATTTTACATCCGCACCAAGTAGCTAAACCATTTTCAGAATTAAAACACTTTCCACATTCCTCGCATTTAATAATATAACTCATATCTTTTTATTTTAATAATAGTGCATATCGTCAATCATATCATCTCTCATTTTCTGAGTGATTTCAGGAATCTCTTTAATCGAACTAAAGCCATTTACCTGTGTCATTTTCTCGCCCCGATATAGATACTGCTTTCCTATCTTAATAACCTCGCTATAATAACGCCTATACCCTATAGAATAAGAAATGCAAACTGTGTCCAACTTATCGAAATACTCTTTTTCTAATTTTGATAATTCCTCTTTGATTTTTCGATTAGTTCCAAAAGACTTTTTAAAAACCGCCTTATTAGATTTAGATTTCAACTCCTTTTTTAATTCTGTTTTCTGTAAAAATTCTTTTAATGTCGTTTTCATATTTGCTATAATTTAAAAAGGAGGCTTTCGCCTCCCTATTTGTTTGTTTATTCTTTTAGAATGATGGGTCTTGGTATCTTTCCATTACTCCAAATATGATTGAAACCTTACTAAATTCCTTATATTCCTTAGTAATCCCTTTCACTAACTTTAATTTAGTGTTTATCCCATTTTCCTCGCCATCGATTAATTCTTTATAAGGTACATCTAAATAATCACTCCATCCATAACCATACTGCTTAACTAATCTGTTAACTAACGCTTTTATAATTTTTACCTCTTTCCAAACTTTCCCCCATTGTCCCTTTTTACTATTCCATTCTAAATTATATGTATGGTTATTCTCATCACTTGAATAAATATATTGCTCATCCCCATAAGATTCACCTATATGCTTATAACTCATTGCCCGAATCACGCAACTCATTCCATCCTCAGAAACCTCAATAACTTCATAAGCACTCCTATCTGAATACAATAAAATCGTTGCTCCTTTTCCTACTTCGGGTTGAGTTGAATTATTACCCATCATTTGATTGATAAAACCTCCCGCTACTCCTACTTTTCTTGTCTGTCTTTTTGTGTTTGAATTTGTCATTTTGCTATATTTTTAATTAATTTCGTTACCCCAAAGATAAACCTTTTTTTAATTCTATACAATTTTTTCTTTATAAGTTTTTTGGGTTTGTGATCAAATTATCAGGAAATAAGATTTTTATTAATTACAATCTCAGTTAGTATAGTAAGTTATTATGCGTTCTTTAGATTCGGGTTGAGGGTACAGTCTTGCTAATAAAAGGGAATTGATAAAAATTTCCTCCTATCAGCAATCCTGTATATTTTATTCTGCTATCAATGAGTTCGAGCCGAGTAATACAGTCCTATTCTTTTGAAATAGGCACATACCTAAATATGTGATTGCCCTTACAACTACGCCCAAAACTTGAAAATGCGTCGATTATCCGTTGGTTAATCATCCCTGTAAGGTGGGTTATTTTAAAACGATTTAGAGCATAAAAAAACCTCCTAAACTCCAACAGTCGACCAAGAACTATTTTTGCTTAAGAGGTTTAACCTATTATTTTTTTTAGTTACTTGGTCTAACTATGCCACAAATATAAAGAGGATTATCTTATAAAAAAAATCAATCATTAATTTCAACCTCAAAATCAGCATCCCTATTATATAAATCAAAATAAGACCTCATTAAAAATGTGTCTCTATAATCAGGGGAACGCCCGATATTTTCTTTTATCTTAATCTTAGGTAATAATTGTTTCTTTCCATCTGCATCAATCTTAAAAGTTTTAAGCTGTCCTAATTCCTCAATCATCTCATCCATCTCATTATCTGAAAAGACCTCAGCATCTACATATAATTGATGTTTATTAATCTTATTTGCTAAATGATATCCGCACTGAGATTGTAAATTGTTATACTGAGGCTTTTTAAATTCATATCCTGTCATTTCAGGAAAAGGAGTAGCCCCATTTACAAAACCAATTATCCCGCAATTATCTACAACCCCCGAACCCAAACCATCTTGGTCGGCAATACAATAATGTGTTGGTATTTGATACTTATATCTGAAAAGATTTATAGCCTGTTGAATCTCTGTCAATAGACTTAAATCAAAAACTTTTTTTGCAATTACTTTCCAACCACTCCAAACAAAAATAACTGCCTTATCTGAGCCTAATCGAGCAACATCTGCTGTTAAATAATGATTTCCGCTTACTACATGATTATTCTTAAATATAGCATTTATATCCTCTAATTTACATAAAGCTGTAGGGTCGTCATCAAAATCAAAATCCCCCTTAACTTGTTTTTGGTATTCTGAATTACTCATCGTACCATCCTTAAACTCAATCTCTTTTTCTGCTACCCATCGCCTCGCCTCTTCGCCAGGATTATCAGTAGGCAAACTCCTTACAAATTTTCTTGTAACCTTTTCCTTTCCTATTTTAAATGGAATCCAATAACGCCTATTTACGTGGGTTTTTGATGGATTAAAACACTCCATTAATTTACCTTTCAGATTATACTTAGAATTAAAATGTGTTCCAACTCTCTCGCCTACCTTTTCAACAATCTTTAAATTAACGTGTTCCGATTGGTCAATAAAAGCCTTTGTGATTTCTAAAGAACCATAAGCGGTTGCCTCAGGGTCGGATGGTGCCAACTCCAAATTCTTAGCCATTATCATTGATTCAGTTTTAATAAAAGTCAATTCGTGCTTTGAGCCATTATAAACATAATCGACATCCGCAACAAATCCGAAATTATCCAACATTCTTATTAAGGTTTTCCAAGTGGTTTGCCATAACATTGTGAGATTTTTTCTCCCTACTAAATAACGAGTTTTTGGATATGCCCAACTTTCCATAATTGAAGCCAACGAAATCAAAACCGATTTCCCACCTCTCGCCGCACCTCCAAACCCCACATAAGTCGTTTCATTATCATTGAAATATTTTAATGCCTTAACCTGTTTAGGGTGTAGTGTAACGATTTCCCCTGTCTCCACATCTTTATAAGAAATAAACTCATATAGCCCCCTCTTATAGAGTTCAACATTTGTATAAAATCTCTTGTTAATCAATTTTTAACTTTCCTTTATTAATAGTAGCTGAGGCTTATTCTCTCAGTACGAAAACAAAACCTTTAATTATTTAATTTCGCCTGTAACTTTGCAAACTGCACAATCTCATCATTTGACATCTTAGAAAAATCAGGTTCTTCATTGATATTCGTCTGCTCAATCTCCTGTTTTGGCTTACCATCTATCTGCTCCATAACCATCTGTATTGCCTTTATTGAATTAACACCCTTATTACTTAATGCCCATTGCATTAATTTTAAAGATAACTGCTCTTGTTTAGGCAACTTAATCAATATACTACCATCCTTTTCGGTTAAAGAAACAATCTGAGATTTTGGGATTCTCATTATACCATCCTTAAGCATTAACTCTTTTAATTGATTCCTTATACTTGGCTTTCTCCCGCCCTTAGTATTATCAACGCCTTTCTGTCCGAATCTCGTTGCCTTTCCATCCTCTGCAATATTCTTATTATTCCCCCCCATTTTAAGCCGATTTTAAGCCGTTAGCTATTAAATTATACAACCACTCAATCCCCAACCATAAACCCCAAAGAGAGCCAATGATACCGACTAAAAAAACGATTAAAAGGATTAATCCGATTAAAGCATTTAGCCCACTATATTTTATTTCATTTTCCATAATGATAAATTTTAATATTTATACTCCTTTGATGGGGATTTTAATAATAGGGTTGATATCATAAACTTTGATTTTATTTGATTTATTAGAGGAATCCTCTTTCACTATCTGTCCGCCCCATTTCTCTTGTAACAATCTGTTTTGCTCTTTCTCTCTCTCAATACTTCTATAATCAGCACACCCCCCCACCATCGTAGCCTGTTCACAAACATAATGGTACATATTCAATCTTAAATTTTTTCTATACTTATTCAGAATTTGTAAGGTCATGTCGTAGTCTTCTTTTAGATAAATAACCTCGTCATATCTCAATTCATTATCTCTATGCGCCTGAAATGGGCCACCAATATACGAGCGTGTCCCAAAAGGGGTATATTCTCTGTAAGCCCCTTTATCAGCTAAACAATTTAATCCCCAATATCTAACACCTAAATCCTCTGCTAATTGGAATCCTGATTGCATCATATTTAAAACCTCGTCAGAATCTAATTTTTTTTGTTCGTTACATTCCCACCTCCCAAAATATTTTATATCATCGTCAACAGTAATAATATTTTTTTCCTTTGAATTATCTAATATATAATTCCAAACTCTCGCAAGATTTCCTTGTACCTCATTTGGGATTGCCCATACTTTATTATGTATTTTTCGATACTCATCTGCCTCGCTTTCCATAACCACATAAGTAATGAAAGGTAAATATTTATGTGTCTTTGCGATTTCCGGTCTTTTATAGCTTGGGCTAAATACTTGAAACATATTTTTTTAATTTTAAAATTCGTACCTCTCGATGCAAATCAATTACATCGCTTAATCTATAATTAGGAAATAGCCTAATTATTTCATCGTCAATAAAATCTCTATAATGATATTTATTATAGTGGGTTGTTTTCTTGCTTGGATAACTAATAAAAATTTCTTTTATCCCACACCTATCAGCAAGTTCATTAACAATCTGCGGGGTTTCTAAATGTTCAATCGTTTCAATACAGATAAGCACATCAGCTTTAATTTCAACATCCTCAATATTTGATTCTAAGAAACTGCAATTTTCTCTTACAAAATACTTATTTGCCCAATCTATAGCTTCGCCACTAATATCAATCCCTATTATCTTTTTTATATCAGGATTTTTCGATACTAAATGAGTACCGTACCCACAACCGCAACTAACATCTAAAACAGTTCCAAACAAAAACTGTCTAATTAATGCGTATCTCTCAATATGTCTTCTGTTCAGGATATCAATTTCAATATTCTCTAAATCAGTTTTCGTTACATATATTCTTTCCCTTGCGCCTTTCATTTTTTTAATTTATCTAAATATTTGGTGCCATTAATTACCCGTCCGATTCCTTTACTCCACGCTTTCCCATTCGCTCTTTTTGAATGTACGGACTGTAAATTAAAATGTGTCTGAGCCTGTAGCCAATCGATATCATTATCAAAAAATAATACTACATAATTATTAGCCTCGCCCAAATATTCGCTGAACGTAATTTTTTGTTTTACTACCTGTTCCCCTTTTACAACAATAATTTCCTCATCCTCGCCGATTCCCCATATTAACAACTCATCATTTTTTGCCTCCGTAAAATCCCAATCGCTCGATTCTGCAATAGCATTATCTGCAACCGCTAATTTTCTGCGCTTTTCATCCTCATACTTTAAATCAATTCTTTTAATTACAACTAATTCCGAACCATCCGTTTCGATTATCCTTGTTTTAATTCCTAATTCCTCAGCCTGTTCATAAACACCATTTCCCGCAACTACAAAATCTTCGTTGTCTATTACGATACTACGCCCCGCCCCTAATTCCTCAAGCGACTTATTAATCATCTCTTTATTCTTAGTCCCATGATGCCTTGTGTTATGTGGGTCTAATTTGATTTTTACTTTCTTTTTTGCCATAACTCTTAACTTTTTAATTTATTTACTATTAGTTTCTTTATTTAAAACGATTTCCTCTGTTTTATTCTCGCCTACTATACAAACAGTCGGCTTGTTGTTTTGGGTTGAACCGCTTTCATATTTCATTAATTTACTCGCCCCTATTCTTTGATATAATTTTTTTTTATATTCAATAACAATTATAGCAATCTGAATAGTAAGCCCGATTGTTTCCCATAAAGACTTTGAATATTTAATCCTTAAATTAATTAACTTAATATCATATTCTAAACTCAATAATTCAGTTTTCATTTTTTAGTTTTTTTTGATTTACAATTTTCGCAAATTGTCCTGGGGTTTGCTGTGTAATACTCAATCCCACATTCTAAACAAATAAATGATTTTTTACGTTTCATTTTTAATAGCATTGTTCCCAAACTCCTTTAACAAATAATCTAAGATGTGAGGCTCTTGCTTTACTGTAACTATATCCCCATCATCAATTAACCAAATCTGTAATTTATATATCTTTGCCATTACTCTCTAATTTATAAAACAAATGAGGATTGCACCTATAATTTTCTATGCTAAATTGAGTTCCTGTAACATCCCCCAATCCATTAACCTTAACCATAACACCGAATTTTATATCAGTTTCTGCGGGTTCTTTTTCTTTCCAAGTTTTGAGGCGATAAATTGTGATCAATTTCCTCTTACTTTCCGTCTTGGCTCTCTTGCCTATTTTCCTTAACGTTGCCATATCAATTATTCTTTAGCAACTCTCTATTCCATCGCACCAATCTGCTAATGATGTTGTCAGTTGTTTTTAACTCATCCCCTCTCTCAGATTTTTTCATCTTAAGAAGTTTTGATTTTTTAATTTTTAATGTGCGGATGCGTTCATCCAATAAAGGGTGTCCCATAGTGTTTAATTTTGTTTGTTATATAAATATACCCGAATCGTGTAGAAAGTATGCTCAGGCTCTTGTATGTAATCGGACTAATCTGCATTGGTATTCTTTTACCTTAGATAATCGGTTCTTTCCTTTTATCATTTCCAAAGGTAATAAAAAAAACACCGTTAAATTAATAACGGTGTTCAGAACAATTCGGCTCAGGTTATAGCATCCTTTCCGAATTATTTAAATTGGGGAATTAAAATTCGTTTACCTTAATTTCCATTTTATTTTTCCACTCTTGTAAATCATTGTGGATTTCAGAAACCAAACCCTGTATTTCAATATCATTAATTTTAAAAATATCTAATAAAAATCTCACTTTATCCAATTCTTTGATTATCGTTTCTTTTTGCGACTTAAGATTTTTCTGTCTTAATTTTTCTTTCTTATCATTCGCTTTAAAAACTTTCTTTGCCTCAGGAATCTCAGCAATTAGCTTTTCCCATTCTTTATTGGTTTTTAATGTGATTTTATCATTTCCGATATACATACCAAATCCTGTAAAAGAATCCCCTATTGTTTCAAGGTCAAAAACTCTTAATTCCGCTCTACGTTCTTTCGTCCTTTTATCCAAAGCAATAGCATCTTTTTCTTTTTTCTTATCGATAACCTGTTGCTCTTTCTCAATTACTTTTTCCTTTCTGACTAAGGCTTTTTTACAAAGAGTTTTCATTTTAACATATTCAGGTAGAATTAAATCAGTACTAAAATGAGGTTTCAGGATTAAGGTATTAATTGATTCTTTGAAATTATCTGAATTATCTATCGTGATATTCTCAATCCCTTTTAAAATCGCCTCTCTATGTTTAGCTAATTCCTCTAATAAATTAAGTCTTTCCTCTTTGTCTTTCTGAGCCTGTTCATTTTTAAGGGTTGATATTCTTGCCTTAAATTGATTCTCAATAGTTTTTACAGTAGAGGTAAATTTTTCAACATTCCCCCCGAAATCATACTCTGTAGAAAGAATCTCATTAATCTGCATTTTTAAAGAGGCTACATCATTTTCAGAAAATAACAATTCTGAGCATTCTCTATAAATCAAATCAATCTGAGCCTTTTGGTCTTTGTCCAAATCCTCTAATCTTTTTTTCTCGATTTCCATTAAATTACCAACAGTATCGTTATAAGATTTTAGCATCCTTTCCTCCATATCATCATAAAGCACTTCAAATTCCATAAAATCAAAATCTATATCCCCTGTCTTTCTCCCATTAGCCAAAACATTTGATACCTCAATTTCTATTTCCTCAGCATTATCGATAGTTGTTTTCTCGATTAACTCATTAATAGAATCCTCAGTATTAGAGATTCTGCCCTTAATTAAATTAACTCGAATTTCCTCTAATTTAATTTTCTTGTCTTTCGCTTTTTGCTTTTCCTCATCCCATAAATCAATTCCAATTTGTTGCCTTTCCTCATGAGGTTTTGTCATTGCAATAACCTCATCTGTTTCATCTTTTACAGCCCCTTTAATCTCAGATAATTTCTTATTTATAAGAGTTCTCTGTTTCTGCAAATCAACCCGAACTTTAACCAATCCTGTGCGATTCTTTCTCGCCTCCGTTGCAGTTGCATTATCTACTATTTCAATAAAAGGAAAATCCTGTATTGCCTGTAATGATAATTCTTTCATTCCTACCAATGATGGTAATTCAGTCATTTGCTTTTTAATTAAAGCCTCTTTTTTGTTTGCTTTTGCCATTGTTTTAAAATTTAATTAATTATTATTTTGCTACGAATATGATTTCGAGATTATCTCTAAGCGAATTTCCTCTCAGCTTAAAAATATATTTTTCCTTAGTTCCTGAAAGAACTTTGTCAAAATGCTTTTTACTTAATTTCTCGCCTACAATATTTTTATATTTTCTCGCTGTAGTTAGATAAGTATATCTTACATCTTGCTCTTTCCATCTAATAAGGAAATTTCTGTTTATCTCTGCGTGTAATGGATTGTTTGATTTTAAAGTCATTTGAAACATTTGCTATATTTTTAATTTGTTTTGCTATACAAATATAAAGATTTTTCTTTACATAACAACTACTTTTTTTCTTTTATTTGACAGAATCCTATTTGATAATTTATATATGTCCATCCTTTTTTTCTTTTCAGGAACTTAGCCTGTTGAATACTCATTATCTTTTTGACTACCGTTTCCCCATTTATAGCAACAACCTCGATATCGGTAGAGCCTTTTAAATTACTCATTATCCTTTACTATTAAGCTGAACTAATAATCGGTGTAAACCTCTGCCATCCTCTATTGTCTTTCCTGTAGCCCATCCCGAATAAGGATAAAATAAAATAGGCTCATCTTTATAATTAAATTTCAAACAAGTGTCCCCCTGTTCCTCTACGTCTAATCCTAAATCCTCAATCTTATCTTTAGCAAATCTCATTCGCTGAGGTTCTAATTCCTTTTGTCTTTTTTGGTCTAATCTGCTCATTTGTTAAGTAGTTTTTGTTATTTTAAGTTATACTTATCTTTTATCCTCTTAATTTCTTCTAACATTTTTCCGTCTTCTTTTTCCCCTTTTAGATACATTTCGCTAATATTGAAACTGTCTGTAAAATCTAATAAGTATTTGTATAATATTTGTAAGTCCTTTTTCATTTCTCTATTGTTTTAAGTAGTTTTATTTATTATTCAATATACCAATCTGTTGAATGGTTAAAACCATAAAGGCTCTTGCCTCCATATTCCGTTCCCATTCTACGTTTTTTTAACTTTCCTTTGTTTACTAATTTATTACAATGGTACCTTATTTTCCTTGCATTACCTGTTAGGTCATTAAAATTATACCCCATATTTTTACAAAAATCCTCATAAAAATCACTCATCCACCAAGTAGTAATAGTTATATTTCTTTTTGCTTGTTCTAATATAAATTCCTCTGCTTCTTTACTCATATCTTATTTGTTTAATCATTAAAAGGACTTTTATAAGTACCATCACAAGAACCATCAGCTTCTAATCCATTATCATCTTCATAAGGATCATTTATACTCTCAATATCTGTTCTTTTTTGAGCATTTCCTTTAGTATATTTAACATTAAAGTTTGATTTAAAATTAGCATTACCTCTTAAATCATTAACATTTCCTTTTACATTTTTAGCGAAATCTTTTGCTGTTTTTTCAGAAGTGAATCTTTTGCCCCTAACAGTGTCTTTTGAATCTCTCATATCTTATTTGTTTAACTGTTCGTTTCTAATTTCACACGCTTTTATAATAGCTTGTTCTCTTGCTTCTTGGCGGGATTTGAAACTGTTTTCGCCTTTAGATTTAGTGATTATATCATTAACGTATGACCTATAAATACTTATTGTATGTTGCCCAACCACATTGTTAACCATTTTATGATGTTTTGCTTTTATTAGTATCTCAATCCCAACACTATCAAAATAATCTTGGTACACTCCAAATTGCATTGAGGTTGGTAGTGTGTTAAAATCATTTACATCTGGCATCCCCTCATTATCTGTATAATGTAATTCTTTAGCTAACCACTTCTCAAATTCAATTAAACAATTACCTGATAATATAATTATACTTTTTTCCATGACCTACCTTTATGAATTGCGTTAATATTCTCTTTTGATACTTTAAATCTTTTAGCTATATCAACTTGTTTAACTTTATTTTTTAATAATTCTTTTATAATTAAAACATCTTCTTCTTTTAACTTGTAATGTTTACCTATACATCCAAGTTGGTCATAAGTAGTATGACAGCTTCTACACAATTGATAATAATCATCTATATTATCTGAATACTCTTTTCCTTTTTTTAATGCCCAATCAAATGTTTTAGACTTTTTATTACAGGTTTTTGTAAACTCACATTTAGTTGCTTTACCGTTTTTAACTCTAATTGAATAGTGTAATCTATGATATTCTCTACTTCCATATTCAACCGCTTTACACTTTCCGTTTAATTTCATAGCTATTTATCAAGTATGAGTAATAATTCTTCTTTTGTTTTAAATATATTTTCTTCATAATGATAATGTGGTGAAGATTCAAAATCACCTTCTTTAGAAACAAGGTCTAAAGAATATCTTATTCTTATATTTCTAAAAGGATAATCTTTACTAAAAATTGAAATTATTTTATCAATTATTTGTTTTGTTAAATACGTAGCAAGTCTTTTTGTATTAGCACTAATTTCTATTGTTGTTACAATCCCTTTCCTAACCTCATTTTCATACATAAAGTAAACTACTTGCCCAACTATGTATTTGTAATTAATTTTTAATTTTTCCATATCTTTCTAATTAAATTTATATCCTATTTTTAAAATTATTTAATAAACGATTGTACCATTTTTTATTTGGTATAATAAATAGAATAGCAGGCATCCCTTCTTCAATTAAAAAAGTGCATTTATTATAAGTATTCCCTGTTCCGTTTTTTAACTTGCCTTTTGTTTTGTTTGGTATTTTTTTAACCATTAAGAAAGTGCAGTCTCTAAATATTGTTTCCATTTCTAATTAAATTTATATCCATATTACCAATCTATTTTAATTTCATCTAACTTAAATACTATACTAAACATAACCTCCCATCGTGGGTCATTGCTATACCTGTCGTGTTCTCTTTGGAAATAATTTATATGGCTTGAAACTCCTATATTTTTAAAAGGCATATATTGAATTTCAGCATTTAATCCATATCTCATGGGAGTAGTTTGTCTATATAAATAATTATAAGGGTCTGTATAATCTACAGTATCAAACCATCTATATATCGTTGAAACCTCCGCCCCCGCATAGCAATTAATTTTCTTAAGAGGAAAATCTTTTAAAATATAATCAACCGCCACAATAGTATGCTTTGCGTAATTAATTTCATTATGCCTTTGGTACATCATACTGATTCTTATAGGCACATTAAATACAAAGGATTCAATCCCCGCCTGTATCTCATAATCTAAGCTACTGTCAGCGAATCTATCATCGCCATCGTGAGGCCCATCTTTCAACATCTTAAGGTCAAGCCCTGTTTTTATAAATGGTGTAATCTGTGCCTGTGCCATAATTCCCATTACAAGGAATATAAATAAAATTGCTTTTTTCATTTTGTTTGTTTTTAATTAATTAAATCTTCTCATAATATAATAATGCTCAACCTCTAATAAATGCAACGAATATCCTGTTTTGAAAAATAAATATAAGTGCTTAACTATTCGATTCCATCTTATTAAAAATCCCTTAATTTTGTTCATTTTTAAATTTTAAGTCGAGCATTAAAACGCTCGATAACAGTCAATAAAAAACATTAAAACATTTTTTATTTTTGTGTTACGCTTTTGCTAATCTTGAAAGAGAAAACCCCTGTTCTTTTGCCCAAACAGGATTCCGTTCGATTTTATTGTGCCCATCACTTGAAACCGCCAACCAAAATTTTTCGTCTAAATAGAGAGAGCCGATTCGTCCTTTTTTATGATGTACCTCTGTCGCTCTTTTACTTGGATAAACAGGGCAAAATTTATTCTCATGTCTATTCAAAAAGTGTTTCCTTTTAGCCATATAAAGCCCTGTTTCCTCTGTTCTTTTTTTACTCCTTGCGGGAATCCTTTTTCGCTTTTTAAACGTAGGCTTTCTCTCATTCTTAAGTTTGCATTGAGGACTACAATATTTCTGTAGGGAATTAAACTGTACAAATTTTTCTACGCATTCTATGTCCCCACATTCCTTTTTTGGTCTTGCTGTTAAATTCATCTGCTATAGTTTATTTTTATTAATTTCTAATTGATATTTTAAAGCATCTCGTGTCGCTGTTTCTCCCACAATTCTACTCGTCATTGAATCGATATGAGCCTGAACCTCCTTAGCTGAGGTTGCAATCCAATATCCCCTGTTATTTGCTACGAGTAGATGGATTAAATTATTTCTGCGGATATAGCTTATTAAAGCCCTAAATCTTACCTCGCTAACTTTATACCCAAATGTCCTTAATCCTTTTACCGCCTGTTTATTTGTGATTTGATTTGATTCTCCGATTTTCGTTTTCAATCCTCTAATCACAGCGGGTAATAAATTATTCTTTTCATAATCGCTTAAATCCTTTGTCTGTTTATGAAATCCCTTAAGAGCCATTTGCTGAGGTTTTAATTAATTCCTTTACCCAAATAATATAATCTTTCCAAATAGGTGCTGAATCATTCAAAATCCGCTCAATATAAAGCCCTGATACAATACCCTCTATTCCAAAATGAGCAATTCCAACCTCTTTAAAATTGAGGTCTTTTATTTCATTAAGCCTTTTTTCAGTTCTCTCTTTTGAGATATTCATTTTATAAAGACTTTTTCTGTTAATATCGATTTCCATATTAGTTTGTGATTTTAAATATTAAATTCCCAATAAAAGCACTTCTTTTTGATATGGATAAATTTTTATAAAGTCTTTTCAATTCCAATATTTCATAATCAATATCTGTTTTCCCTTTTTTTGAATTTCTTATCTTAATATCAATCTGCCTCGTGTTCTCTTCAGCTTCATATAAAAAATCAAATAAAATAAAAGTTCCTAAATAACTACCGTTTTCCATTTTCAATAATGATACAGGCATACTTGCTGAATTATAATTTATTGTGCCATCATTAAGATTACATTTATAAATAGAACCTATAGTCCCTTTTTTAAATAATTTTTTATTAAAACTCCATTTTTCCCCAATCTCATTTTTATCTGTAATTTCAATGTACCTATATCCGACATTATTATTTCCTGTTAAATATTTTCCTAAATACATTATTCTATTTTTATACTCAATATCTGCCATAACATTAATTTGTTTCAAGGTTCTTTAATAATATTTCACTAACTGAATTAAACATTTTATTCGTCACCAATCTTATTTCATCATTAACATAAATTTCTATTTCCTTAATCTCAGCATCTTGTGATACTAAAGACGATTCAGATGGCTGTGAGTGTGTAGCATCTCTACTCTCTCTCTCCTCAAAAACATCAATATCAAATCGTAATAAAACATTTCCAAATTCCAATTCAACCATCTTGTTATCAACTCGCCCGATTCCATTATCCCAATCTAAAACAACCTCAAAAAAGGGGATGTCCCTCTTTAATTTTTTAAACTTCAAAGGCTCAATAGTTTTTATCCTTGTTACATAAACCGACTTAACCAATTCCGCAACCTCATAAGAAATCTCATCTTTAAAAAACACCTTTTCCAATAATTCAAAAACCTGTAGATTCAATTTGATTGCATAAAATTCAAAACTTTTACGCCTATTAGAACGCTCACTTTTTCTTTTTGAAAGAGCCCCTATTTTTTTTAATCTCGTTAAGATTCTATTCTCTAAAATATCCTCCGCTAATCCTGTGCTTTTACTTAAGACCTTAAAAGCATCATTTTTAATTACTACTGTTTTCATATTTGCTATAATTTAAATTTATTAAGTAATTCGGTTGTAGTTTTAAGAGCCTGTTTTCTTGTTAAAAATACTTTTTGATTTAAACTTATAAAACCCTCATTTAACTTAACAGTAACAAACCAATCGAATTTAGTTATTATTCCTTTTGAAATTGTAATCGTTCCGCTTTTAAATTTGTAATTGTAAACAGATACTTTCATTTTGCTATATTTATTTATTTGCTACGTCTAAGATATAACAATTATTTGATATATAAAGATTTTTCTTTACAATTCATCAAAAACAATTTCAGTCTGCATCTCCATTTCTTTAGCCATTCCCATAATATCGCCCTCAAATCTTCGTAATCTGTCAACCTCAAATTCAAGCCCCCGAATTGTTTCTCCCTGATTTAATGAAAGATTATAAAATTTATGTAAAAGAATCGCCTTAAAATCGTGCTTTGTTCTGTGTAGAATAGGGGCTTGTTTTATCATTTTTAGATTTTGAGAATCATCGATATAATAAAGTCCCGCATATTTTGGAATCTCAGATTTTTTTATAAGGTCTTTTGGGCAAGCATAATAAAACCTATTAGGGGTGAATATAGGCTTAAAATCTATTGATGTATTTAATTCTTTAAGCGAACTATACCTTTCCGTTTGCTTTGCCTTAAAATCGCTTGTATGCCCAATTCTTTTTATAACCTGAGTTCCGTAAGTGAACTCATATTTTAAATATTTTCTAACAGTAAACTTTTTCTTTCCATCCAAAGCAAGCTGTAATTCCTGATGCTTTTTTATTTTCTTGAAATCAGCCCGAAAATCCCCCCTCGACATCTTGACCTCAATTTCGTGAACCAACCCACCTTTTGAGATAGCAAAGAAATCCGATTCCCATCGAAAGATATAAGTATTCGTCAACATATAATCGTGCGATAAAGAGGCTCTAAGCGTGTTATAAATATCCCTTACTTTCATTTATTTTGTGTTCAATACTATTATACTGAAATTCTTAATTTTAAGGTTTTCGCCATTTTTATCCCTTTCTCTTGACTGCATAGGCACAATATTAGTGCCCACAATTTCATCTGCAAATCCTAATCTGTCAAAACAAACAATAGCTTCGGGATATAATTTAAGTGTTTCAATAAGTTCTTTTGCTTTCATCCTTTTTTATTGTTTTTAGATTCTATGAGAAAATTAATAGCGTCTGTAGAATCCTTTAAAAGTTTAGTTGTTTTTTCAATCCCAAGTATCTCAGCCACTTTTCCAACAAATAATTGTTTAATTAACTTTTCCTTATCCATATTTAACAAGTTACATCTGTATTGGTTTTTGTTCCGCTATTGAAACCTTTGTGAATTTCCTCTAATTCATCCAAAGAAACTAATGTTGCATTTTCCTTTTGATGATTAAAATTCTTGCTCATTTTTTTCATTTCACAGGTGCCATTATTCTTTACGAGGTTATCAAGAATCTTTGTAGCCACCTCATTATTAACCGCATCATAATTATATGCGACCTGAACTAACGCTATTGGGCAAGGCTTTTCCCCATATACACAGGTTGAGCATTCCTCATCAAAAACTCCGCCCTCGCTACCATTACTGAAATATGCCATAATTTTTTATTTTATTATTTTATTTTTTGATATTCTAATATTAACCACATCCTCATCATAAGCATTCATTCCGTCTTCATTAGAGGAAAAAGCCTCTGTTGTGAAATTTATCGCAACCTGTCCATCTATATTAACTCCATTGTCTTTTAAAAACGATGTTATTATTTCGCCTAATTCTTTTTCACGTATTTGAATTTCTGCTACAGTATTTTGTTCTATTTTTATTTTCATTTTAACACATCTTTTATATTAGTTTTATTTTTAATCATTTCGTCAAACCAAATAACAATCGCCTTATTATTAGCATCTATTTGAGCCTGATTTAAGATTTGCGACACTTTTTTACCATTATTATAGTTAGATACAATTACTTTTTTTTCGGCTCTTGAAATACTCTTATTCAATAAAACATCTCGCTTTGCGATATTCAAATCTTTCTTTGTTGGAATAGGTAATTTTAATATCTCTCTTTCGATTAGAGAATTAATAAATAAACTTAAGATAAAATTCGGTTTCGTTCCTTTGAATTTATACTCATTAAAAGCATTATAAATATCATTTAATGTTTCCTGTCGATTTTCCTTTCTCTGTTCAGGACTAATAATATTAACACCCGATTCCTTTAAGAGAAATAATTTTCTCTGCCCTTTTCCGAATACAGAAGTTTTATAAGCCTTATAAGCATTTAAAACCTTTGTATAAAACCTTACATTAAAAGATTGATAATGCTCTCTATCAGGTTTCCCATTTCTATCGGCTGGCAAATAAGAATCCAATGTCCCAACCTCCAATAATTCAAAAGCTAATTTTATATCCTGAACGGTAAGAGAAATAAAATGCGTTTTTAATATCATCATAAACCTCGCCGATGAATAAACCATTTCGTCCTCTCTATGCCTCTCTGTAATACCCAAATCCCTACAAATGAACTCAGCCATAGTAGAGGTTACTTTTATCAATTCAGGCTCGCTAAGGCTCTCTATTGAATTATTCAATCCCGCTTTTACAATCATCTGTTCAATAGAATTATAATTATTATAGATTTCAGGGGTTTTTGAAATCTCAATATATCTTTCTAATCTCGTCTGTACTATTGCTAAATTTTTATTCATTTTACATATTTAAATAATCAATCGCTTTCTGTTTTACATTTGAGCCTATAGCTATTATCAGAACTAATTTATTTTTCTTATTATCACTCCGCATAAAATTACGTGCTGTTGAAATCCAACCTTTATCGCTTCGGTGGATTCCCCTTTTAGTTTCCGACCAATCCGCAATAACATTATGATAATAAAAAATATCAATCCCAAGTTCCTTTTCTTTTTTCATCTTATCCTCAAATATTTTTAAATCAAAAACATTACTATGCTTAAACATTGTTTCCAAACTCTTAAACATTTCTTGCTGTCCTTTTGGCTCTACTTGGTCTGTTTGGATTATCTGTTGGGAATTATCAAATATATGATAATCATATCGCTGTAATTCTGTTCCTCGATTGATAACAACCCTTTTTAAATATCCCACCTTTTCCAATTCTCTCAATCCGCTTTTAATTGATTGCTCCCCCTCCTTAGAACTTTTAAATATATCCTTAATATTTAATTCCCAATCCTCTTTCATACTACTTAAAAAACACCAAATCCCCTTAGCTTTTAAACTAAGGGATGAATCATTTATTATTCTATTTGGTATCGTAATAAACCCCGATGATAATTTTATAATTGCCATACTTAAGATTTCAAATTAATCTTACTAATTGCCTCAGTAAGTTCTTTAGATTTTTTAAAATGTGATTCATACTCATCACTTAAATTATTTTTAATCTTTTTTGAAAGGTCATTTAATATTTTGACTTTCTCAATAGGAGTAAAATTATTTAAATCATCATTTAAAGTAGAGAGCATTTTATTTGATTTACTCTCTACTTTCTCAGCCCTCTTTTGCTCAGGGGTTTTCTTACTAAAAACTCTATTGATTAAATCCATTTAGTTTTAGGCTTTTATAATATTCTAACGCAAAAGGAATCCTGTCTAATAATTCTTTAAATATATCATCGTCTCGATATATAACAGTTGTCTTAACACGTTCCTCTAATGAATAACTTTTATTATCTGTATAAATTAAAGATGTCTTAAGCCTATCGAAAAGCCTTTTATGTTCATCTAAACTTTCATCAATAATATTATAATCCGATTTCAATTTGTAAACCTCGTGTTCATAAATATGCTGAGGACAATCAACTAAACAATGTCTGAGCCAAAACTCATCAGCATCATATAAATCCATATAACACCGCCCTTGCCACTCATTGTTTAAATCCATCTTAGCACTCATAAAGGTTTCAGGCGACCAAGTACTCTTAGTATCTTGAATAACTCTACGCCCTCCAAATCTTGAATCAATATCACATTCCCCCGATATATTCCCTTTTGTAATTCGCTCCTCATTTTTCTTATAAAATCGCCCATCAACTTTTGAGATTAGAGAAATGCAATCTTCCTCTGAGTAAAGCCCCTTTTCTAAAAACTTTGATTTTTTAAAAGAATAAAAACCCTTTTCGTTTGCCAACCAAGTTGACTGTACAAAACTCTTAGCTGTTGTAGATAATTGAAAGGGTGCTTTTTTCTTATCCTTTAATTCTTTGTAGGTTTTTCTTTGGGCAACTGTTAACGAGATTCCCTCTAAAACTTTCGCCTCAAATCCCTTTAAGGTAATCAACTGCTTTTCGGTTATTGACGTACCCTTATCATTTGTCATTAAAGCCCCATTTCCTGATGCTCTAAATGTGATTTCTTTTTTTGCCATATCGCTTAATTTTGTTTGTTTAAATTAACCTTTTTTATTTAATTCCTCCTTTTTTCCATCATAAAGTTTTCTTGTAAAATCATCGGGCAGAAATTCGTAAACCTCCTCTAAAATTTCAAGGGTTTCAGCATCATTGATATGCTCGATAACTCTCTGCATCTCCTGTTCCTCTTTTATCGAATCAATAGTTTTTACTTCGCTCATCGGGTTATCCTCATAATCTATGATTTCCCCATCCCAATCATTAATAATCGCTTGGTCTGTTTTTAATGCCTTTCTCATCTCTACAGATTTCGGGGCAAACTTATCTAACAATAATTTTAATACTGTTTTCATAGACATAGAATGTAAATCTGTTTTCCATATCCCCCCACTAAAATTATATGTTTTTGAGAATTTTTTAGCGTGTGCATCGATTTCCGTTACAGTCATATAAAAGGTTTTTGAGAATCCATTTACTAACTGAAAATATCCAACATAACCGATAATCTTTTCTTTCTTTCTTTCATCTTGGTCTTGTAACCAATCAAATTCTAAAACCCCTGAAAGTCTATCGGTCTTTAAAAGTTCGCTCTCTCTTACATCTGTAACATTCAATTTCGCAAATTGTTGACTTCTATGGCAAAGGTCTATTAAACCTCTATAGCCTATCTGAAATTGAGCCTTTTTTCCATAAGGGATAATATACGCCATTCCTAAAGATGGGTCAACAGGCAAACTTAAAGTACCCGCAACAGCCGATGCCATTAAAACACTCTGAGGCTCACATTGTAATAATTTAGCATTCCCCTGAACGCAATTTAAAACTGATAATAAAAACGATGTTGAATTTTCCCCCAACATTTCTTGAAATCGGTCTTTGACCTCATCTCTCTTAATTAATTCCTTAAAGGAAACTGCTTTTGTAACTGCTTGATTTTGTTCCATAATTTTTTGTTTGTAATAATATTAACTATTCTAATTGAATTTATACTCGTTTCTTGGTCTTGAATCATTCTCTTAAACTCCATTTTCATTTTTGTTTAGTAAATCAATCCATCCCTTATTTGCCATTTCTTTGGTAAGTCCTCCATAAGAATCTGCCTCAACCTCATCTAACAAAACAGTCTTTGATAAAACCCCCTCTTTAGGTTCTGTTAATTCAAATAGTGAGCCATGCCAAATTTCTCCACTTTTTGAAAACCCTATAGATAAACTATTTCCCATTTTTAAAAGGTGTTATGATTTCATTAAAAGAGCATCCCCCGATTTCTATTAATTCAAGTAATGTGTAAATCACTTTCGGAGCCCCTACCGTTTTCCATTCAGCTAATGTTTGAGTTGTTTTTCCTAATTTTTTCGCCAGGAGTTTTCTTGACAAAGGGTTCTCTGCATTAGGATTTTTTTTGTTCCATTTGTCGATAACTACATCAACATTGATAATAACCTTTTCGGTTTCATTATTATTATTTTCCATTATAAAAATTTAGTAAAGTAGCCTTGTAGATACTTTTTGTTTGTGATACAAATTTATAAAATTTTATCTTTATATAAAAATATTTCTTTATAAAAAAAAGGGCTGAATCGAAATTCAAGCCCCTTTTTACAAACAAAATTAAGCCTATAGCAAATAAACTTAAGAACTGTAAAAGTATAAAATATGTTCCATATTTACATAATTCAACTAATTGTTTTTTGATTTTTTCTATTTCGCCCCCTATCCGTTGGCTCACCATCAACGCCAAAGAAAGGTACTTTTTAAAAAACGTGGAATTTTCATTTGCTATGTGAACTCAGGAATCTCATCTACTACTATAAGAACAAATATCGCAGTCCTTAGCCGACTTGTTTCAGTTATTAGCCGACCTGTAGAAAATAATTTCTACAAATCATTGTTTTTTATCAATTAGGAAAGTTCTTGTTTTTCCGCACTTATCTTTTATAATAACTGTAGCCTTTTTACGACCAAACAACCTTGTCTTTATTCCTAACAATTTCCATTGGTTTCGCTCCCAATAAGAAACCACATCTGTAACATTTGTAAACTGTCTATCGGTAATATTTAAACTCAACGAATCATTTTCAAAAACAACCCACCCCCTAATAATTAAGCAATCTGTTGAATCAATTACAGGCACTTTTAGGTTTTGATTATTTTTTATTGCGTCCAAAATAGGCTGTAAGTTTTGTGATCTATTTACGGTGTCTAAATAATTTAATTTTTGGGTAATTATTCTTTCAATGCGTTTTACACTCACTTTGTTTTTATCCAAATATTGTTTCAAATCCTTTCTTTGGAAATCTAAAAACTCCTGTAACTCATCTGTCGTAT